TTCCCAGCCAGTGTGACAAACTGGCAATTTAGAATAAAACAACTAGGTGAAACTGAACGCGAGTATTTGCCACTGTATATGCGCAGTATACAGAGTAATCAGAAAAGAGAGTTGGGATTTGTCAAATCCGTACCAATTTGCTACTGTAAGCCAGGACAATCCGCTGCCATTTTGTTGAATATAAAAAACAGTGGTTTTGATTTCAAACAGATAAATTATGAAATTGATCGATACATAATAGATTCTGTCACTGGTTTCGGTAGCGATAAATATCTTGCGTTTAACAATAACAGGACCGTTATAACATGAGCTCAATAAATTTCGAATCAATCGACCAGACTTATCCAGTGGCTGGTCAAGACAATAATAGTCAAGGATTTAGGGATAATTTTACCTATATCAAGTCAGCCTTTACCACTACCAAAGCTGAAATTACTGCGTTAGAGACTAACACAGCAAAATTGAACGACGCCAATGATTTTGGCGGCGGTATATTATCTAATGCACAACTGCAAGAAGTTTACACACAATTTTCTAACAAAGGCACATTTACATTTAATGCCAGCACTGGTGCTACTCCCGAAGTTGCTATCAATGTCGGTGATGCAGAATTTTTTAATGTAATTTTTGCAGTGTCAAATGCTACACCTTCCGTGTCGTATAATCCAGAATTCACAGTGAGACTGAGCGGATGGCCTGTCAGTAATCTTCATGCTAACATCAAAATTTCTTTTAGCGGCGGCGCGGCTGACTTTACTCCGAGATTTACTTTTCTAACTACCGCAGGAATTTTTAGATTAAGCACAAATTTAGACACTACTGGTAGAACATTAAGCACTGGTGGGGAAACCAAAGTTGTTGAACTATATTCTAATGACGGTGGTATAACGGTGTTTGCTAATCTTATCGGAACATATCTATAATGTCACATCCATTAAGTGAAGATTTTAGTCAACTAAAGGATGCTGAGATCGAACAGCGTATTCTAGATTTGTCAAAAAAATATTGGCAAACTCAAAATGCCAACGTGCAACGACAAATAACCATGTTTTTAGACATGTATAAAACTGAGATGCAACATCGTAGGCAACAACAACTTAATCAATTGTATCAAAAACGCAGTAAAGATCTTGACAATCTTATCAATGTCAGTTAAAATGTATGCATGAGAATAAACAATCTTGGTCAGTCTGTATTTGATAGCAACGATATAATTGATATAATTTATCAAGGGCACATAGACAAAGTGTCCAAATTAATTGTAGATCAAGATACTGAAATCATGCAGTTACAAACAGCACTGAATATTGAATTTCAAAAACCCGCGACTGACATTGATCAAGAACAGTTTGATTATGGCAATCAAAACAATTGGATCATGCCTCAGCAGTACAAAGATCTAGACATTGAACAATGGATTTACGATCAAGCAGCACCCTGGGATCCAGATCATGCTAGGGTACAGTTGGAACTAACAGAATTTCGCAACAGAAACATGATCGATCTGTTGCGTTGGTTAAAATACTTTGTAGACACCTGCAGAGCAAATAACATAGTGTGGGGCGTAGGACGCGGATCAAGTGTGGCCAGTTATGTGCTGTATTTGATCGGTGTTCATCGAATAAACAGTATTAAGTATAATTTAGAGTTCTCTGAATTTATGAGATAAGTATGTGTATTAAAGGAGAGTATTATGGCAGCCAGACAAGCACAAAGACAAGTATACAAATCAATGCTGGGAAAAGAAATTGACCTAGAAAAACTACGTATGCGTAACGAAATGACTCCAGCAGTGGGTAATGCTCGAGTAAATGCTCGCGGAGACGAATTGGGCCCAGGTGGTAAAATAATTCGTAAACGTGAAGATGTTATGACAGAATATTATCAAAATAATCCCAACGCTGTTAAAGACATTTAAAAGGCACACATGAACGTAGTCAAAGGAAAATTAAAACCATTACGTAACAACGTATTAGTTACTGACATGGGATTCGAAGAACAAAAAACTGCGTCAGGCATTGTTCTACAAAGTGACGACGGCAAAGCGCACGGTGTCAAACCTCGGTGGGCAAAAGTTTGGGCAGTGGGTCCTGAACAAAAAGATGTTCATGTAGGTGAATGGATCTACGTAGAACACGGACGATGGACTAGAGGTGTTAAGGTAGAAGAAGATGGCAAAGAAGTAATTATTCGCAGGGTAGATACCGAAGCCATTCTTCTACAGGCAGACGAGAAACCAAACGATATCTATATTGCTAGAGGTATCGAAGTTCAGGAAGCAGTTGAAGCATACAGATTGGAAAACAAGTAATGAACCCGTTTCGTGATCAAGAAAAATTCATGCAGGCATGCGATCAAACTGTTGGAAAATTTGATCAAAATCAATTTAATATGTATATTAAATTAATTGAAGAAGAAGTTAGAGAACTTACCGTTGCATTAGATAACAATGACAAAGTCGAAACCTTAGACGCACTTATTGATATTTTAGTTGTAACCATAGGTTCAATCCATTCATTAGGTGCTGACGCCGAAGGTGCATGGAAAGAAGTCATGAAAACAAACTTTGCCAAGATCGACAAAGACACAGGCAAAGTTCGTAAACGTGAGGACGGTAAGGTATTGAAACCCATAGGGTGGATGCCGCCGGAGTTGGCTCCATTTGTGAGCAAGTAACTCAAAGGGTCTTGACAGACCCTTTCTTTTTCTATATAATAGCAAGATGAAGATAGGATTTACTTGCTCAACCTTTGACTTGTTCCACGCAGGTCATATCATGATGCTCAAAGAAGCACGAACACAATGCGACTATTTGATAGTTGGCCTACAAACTGATCCAACTATTGATCGTCCCGAAAAGAACAAACCAGTTCAAGGTATATTTGAACGCTACGTACAACTACAAGCCTGTAAGTATGTAGATGAAGTTGTAGTTTATGCTACCGAAAAAGAACTCCTAGATGTATTGCAATCTTATCCTATTGATGTTAGAATACTAGGAGACGAGTATGCAAGTAAATCATTTACAGGCGACAACTTAGATATGGAACTGTATTTTAATCGCAGAGAACACAGTTTTTCAACAACAGAATTACGTCAACGTGTAGTTGATGCAGAAAGGATTAAAAATGGAAGTACAACCTAAAGATACAAGCAAGGGACATTTTTATGTCAGCCTTGTAAAAAGTATTACTCGCATTGGTGCTGGCGGATGTTTAATCCAAGGTAACTTAATTGCTGCCGGCGGTCTATTAATTTTAGCAGAAATGTTAGGTATTGTTGAGGAACTTGTATGAATAATCTATGGGTAGAAAAATATCGCCCCAACACATTAGATGGATATGTGTTTAGAGACACTAACCAACGGCAACAAATTGAAAATTGGATTAGAGAAAAAACCATTCCACATCTGTTGTTCAGCGGACATGCCGGCATTGGAAAAACCACCTTGGCAAAGATTCTTTTGAATTTATTGGATACCAACGATCTTGATGTGTTAGAAATCAATGCCAGTCGCGTTAACTCAGTTGATGATGTTAGAAATAAGATCACTAACTTTGTACAGATGATTCCGTTTGGAGACTTCAAGGTTGTGTTGTTAGATGAGGCTGATTATTTGAGTCACAATGCTCAAGCAGCACTGCGTGGACTGTTAGAAGAATATCATACTACTGCACGTTTTATTCTCACTTGCAATTATCCCAACAAAATTATTCCAGCACTACACAGTCGGTGCCAAGGATTTCATATTGAGAAAGTTGATCCTACAGAATTTACTGCTAGGGTTGCTACAATTCTTGTTGAAGAAAACATAGAATTTGATCTCGACACCCTAGACACTTATGTCAAGGCAAAATATCCCGACTTACGTAAATGTATTAATACTGTGCAAATGAACAGCAGTACCGGAAAACTGATTTCACCAAATGAAGTAGATGCCAATTTGTCCGACTGGCGTATCCAGATGGTGGAATTATTCAAACAAGGAAAAGTGAGTCAGGCTAGAAAACTTGTTTGCAGTCAGATTAGACCAGAAGAAGTAGAAGAAATTTTTAGATGGCTCTACGACAACATCGAATTGTTTGGTCAGGATGTTCAACAAGAAAAAGCCATCCTAATTATTAAACAAGGTCTGGCAGATCACACACTGGTAAGTGATCCAGAAATTAATCTAGCCGCAACTATGGTTAGACTAGGTCATTTATAACAGTTAATTGTAGCAGTACACAAAAAGGCTCCCGAAGGAGCCTTTTTTATTCACCGTAAACTGATAACACTTCTTTTACAGCAGTATGTCTTTCGATATCCTTTTTATCAAAATGTTGCAAGTCTATACACTTTAATGATTTGTGTTCATTAATATGGCGTATAAAATCAATGAGTCCGTTGTCATCTAGTCTGTCTGCTTGATTCAGATCTCCAGTGACAATCATTTTAGAACCTTCTCCCAATCTTGTAAGCAACATCTTCATTTGATTAGGGGTAGCATTTTGCATTTCATCTGCAATAATATATGCATTTTTAAAGGTTCGGCCTCTCATGTAGGCTAATGGGCTGATTTCGATCACACCTTCGTTGATCATGTCTTCTATATCTTTTTTTAGATAATATTCTCCTAGAACATCAAAGATAGGTCTTGTCCACGGAGCCATCTTTTCCTGCATGGTTCCTGGTAAGAATCCCAAATCTTCATCCACTGACACGGCGGGACGAGTAACTATAATTTTGTCAAATTTACCTTCTTGAAACAATTTAACGCCTACCTGCACTGCCAGCATGGTTTTACCCGTGCCGGCTGGCCCCACAGCAAAAACTATGTTTTTATTGTCGTCTTGTAATTTTTCAAGATATTGTACTTGGTGGCCGTTTCGAGCGTGTAACGACACTCGAAGCTTCTTTGCTGGAAGATAGGTTTGAAAATCAATCACGTTTACTTCAGAATTAAAGCGTTTTTTCACTCTTTTACTCATCTAGTTCTCCTACTTTAAGTAAGTAGGACCGTAGGGACCGCCTATCCTCACAGGTCCTACATAACTATTTACTGATATTGTCAAAAAGTAAACTGATATGATTTGTTTTTAGGTCAACTAAATACTGTGGTATATTAACGAGACACTATGGCTGACATTTTAGAAGTTATTAAAAATATAGAAAACTTATACAGTAATAATACTGCACTGAGCGTCTTAAAAGACTATGAACGTGTGTTAGAAATTCTGGATATTTACGTCTACGAAAATTGGTTAGAAGGCGAATTATTAGAGGGACCCCGTGTTGATCGACATTGGGTAACTTGTAAATTCATGTGGCCGAAAGAAAACATGCCCAATCCCCGGGCTGCTAAACGACTGCTTGAACACGACTGTAGAGTAAAATTTGAAGAAAGTTTTATTCTACAACCTCGCAAAATTGAAAGTCCTGACGATTTTCGTCCTGGCACTAAGAAAGGCAAGTTAGATCGTCATGCTATTTGGGTAGTGACTATCTCCATGCCTAAAAAATTAGTGTTTGACATGTTTGAAGGTTACATGGATAAATTACGCAACGAACGTTTTGGTCGCAACAGCAGAGTAGATTCTAGTCAAGGACAAGATGTTGCTGCTCCAGCAGTTGCACCGGCTGCTGGAGCACCGGCAGTCACTGGAACTCCACCAGTACCAGGAGCAGCAGTATGAACCTTAATGAAGAGTTAAGACCTGCCGATTTGAGATACCTTGTTGACAATGTATTTGAAATTGATTCATACAGCAGTAAAATGGGCAATGATCAAGATGTTTCTGTAATTTCTTTCAATGTAAAAAGTAAAGATGCTGCCGAGGATCTAGAAAGTTTTATTGAAAAAGGTTATAAATTTGTGTTAGACGCAGATGTTAGCCCGGGCGAAGTCAAAGAAGGCAAGTACAAAGTATTTGTTGAAATGGAACGTGATAAAAATCTAAGTTCGCGCATTGTGGAAATATTAGATGGTGTAAAGAAATTAGTGGACACTGAAGATTTTAGATTTAGATACTATAGAAGTTTTAGATCAAATCTCGCTGACCTCGAGTCGTTGACTGATGCTGTGCCAACTACACCCAATCAGTATGAAAACAAAATCAATGAAGTTCAGATGGAAAATGTGGATAACTTTTTTAACAAAAGTTATTTAGAAAGCATTGATCTCGATCATGACCAATTGACGCTAGAAAAACCATTCAACGGATCGTTGAATTTGATAGTATCTGATTTTGGTCGCAAACAAAGAATTTACGAATCTGTTCAAGGAGCATTCCAAATGAACTCTAGTGATATTTCTGAAATATTATATCTTACAAAATTCATCGGCCCGTATAACATTAACAAAATTGACAATAAATTTATTATAGAAAATAATGGATATGCATTGGTAGCGGAGTTGAGAAGATGAATCAAATTTACTGGATGCTGGATCTAATACCGGACGCTGTGTTAAGTGGGCTCTATTGGGCCATAATCATTGCTGGTATTACAGGAGTACTTGCCGGTTGGTTAGGCAAGTGGATTCCATTTTACGGAAATTATGTTAAAGTACTGCAACCACTTGGCATTGTGTTACTAGTTTTAGGTGTATGGCTGCGTGGCGGCTATGACACAGAAATGGCCTGGCGTGAGCGAGTGTCTAAACTTGAAGCAGCAGTTAAGATAGCAGAAGAAAAATCACAGCAAACAAATACAGTGATCCAAGAAAAAATAGTTGAGAAAACTAAAATTATCAAGGAAAAAGGCAAGACACAGATTGAATACATTGATCGTGTGATTAAAGAAAAAGAAGAAGTAAAAATATTCATTGAGAAATGTCCAATCCCGCAAGATATCATTATTGAACATAACAAAGCGGTAGATATGAATAACGCCGCAGAAAGGCCAAAGAAATGAGAATTTTAATTCTTAGTTTAACACTGTTGTTAACAAGTTGTGCCACTTCTATTCCTGTTAAGCCTAAGTTTCCCGAAGTACCGCAAATATTAAAAGAACGTTGCGAAAATCTTAAAAAGATTGAAGGCAATCAAGTGGCTATAACAGAGATGTTAAAAGTAGTAATTCATAACTATACTCTGTATCACGAGTGTTCTACAAAAGTAGACGGTTGGCAAGAGTGGTATGAATCACAAAAGAAAATATACGAAAGCATCAAATGAAAATTGTATTAATTATTGCAGCAATGTTGTTAGCAGGCTGCGCCACTAATCCAGATGTTCAAAAATCAATATCTAAAGATCAAACTATGGATAGGATGGCAAAGGCTGCATTGATAAATGAAATGCTAGTCAGCCCCGATGCTCATGTAAGAGCCAAAGGTGCAGCCATAGCAGAAAAATTTTTAATAGAACCAAAGAAAAATATATTCGGATTTTAAAAGGAGCAAATAATGTCATTGGTTGATTCAGTATTAAAGTTAGTAACAAAAACACCAAAAGATCCGGACGCACCTAAGCCTCCAGTAGGATCACGATCAGAGCGTGAAGCAAAACTAAAAGACAAAGCAGGTATGGTTATTAGCATCTTTGCATTGTTGTTGGCAGTGAATGCATGGTACGGCGGCAAGTTATCTAGTACAGTATTAAACAATACACTGGGTGCTAACAATACATGGGCACAATATCAAGCCAAAGCAGGACGTGGCGTTACATACGAAATTGCCGCCAAGACAACTACTGATCCAAAACTAAAAGAAGAATTCCAGGCAGAGAAAGAGCGCATGGATGCTGACAAGAAAGAGATTGCTGTTAAAGCAAGAGAAATGGAGGCAGTGCGTGAAGAGGCTAAAAAATCCAGTCCTTGGATTGGTTATGCAAGCACAGCCTATCAGTTGGCTATTGTTGTGTTATCAGCAAGTATTTTAGCAGTTAGCGTGGCCATGTTCTGGGGCAGTTTTGTTGTTGCAGGCTTTGGTATCCTACTAAGTCTAAACGGCCTATACCTTTGGTTCTAAAAATGAAAACACAATTATTATTAGAGTTTGCCAACATAGCGCAAACTACCTACGACAATCCTAAAACATCCACTGCCAAGTTCAAAGCCTTGGGATATAAGATTATTCAATTCTTTGACATTGATGGGGCTCAGGCATATCTATTGACCAATGGTACTATTACTGTGCTGAGTTTTAGAGGTACCGAAGTAACTGAAAAGTCGGATGTGTTAGCAGACTTAAAAGCTGGCAAGAATATCGAAGCCTGTGGTGGTAAGGTACACGTTGGCTTTAAAGGTGAGATCAACAAACTATGGCCCAGTATCTCTGCCGTACTTGCAGACAATCCAGGTAACCTATACGTAACTGGACATAGTCTCGGTGCTGCCATGGCCACCATTGCTGCCAGTCGTATGCAGGATCGTGTAACAGCATTGATCACCTTTGGTTCGCCAAGAGTTGGCAATGCAGAATTTGTTAAGAGTCTAGATGTTGAACACTATAGAGTACAGAACAACTGCGATGATGTAACCAAAGTTCCTTTTAGACTTATGGGATTTGATCATCACGGCACACACAAGTACATGAACTTCTATGGAGAGTTTCGAGATTTGACTCCTTGGCAGCGAGTAAAAGACATGGTTCGCAGTAGACTGAAAGCCAGAGCCAAAGGGCAAAAGTATATTGGCGTTTTTGATCACATGATGGCAAACTATATTTCCAAGTTAGAGAAGTTAGGAATGTAAAAATTAAATAGGAGCGGAAAATGAGTGAAGAAGTTAAAAGCGCAAGCGAAGTAAAAAAAGAAGATTGGATGAACAGCAAATGGCGTCCAATGATGGGATGGATGTATATGCTGGTCTGCACCATGGACATGGTTATATTTCCCATCTTATGGAGTCTGTTACAGACCTTTACTCATTCTCCAATCACACAATGGAATCCACTAACACTGCAAGGTGCTGGTCTATTCCATATTGCAATGGGTGCAGTTTTAGGTATTGCGGCATTTGGTCGCACACAAGAAAAACTTGGAGGAGCCAATAATGGCGGAATACAAGCACCAACAACAGGATTTGCGGGCGGGTCTTCAACATTTGGCCAACCGACAACAGGAGGCTTCGGCACATCCAGTCCAGGTTTTGGGGCAGTCCCCCCGGCATCAACAGGCTTTGGCGGAGGCGGGTTTGGAAGCGCACCTTCAACACCAAGTTGGGGCACAACACCGATAACACCAACACCAGGCATGCCAAGTGCTAACAGACGTCCATCTGGACCTGCACAGCCGTTCGACAGCGATTTTATGCCGCCAAGAGATTGACCTTTACTATCTAAGACTGTATAATTAGTAGTATGAACTACTATGAAACATTAGGTGTAAAAGAAAACGCAGATCAGGATGATATAAAAAAGGCCTACAAAAAATTGGCCATGAAACATCATCCTGATCGTGGCGGCGACGAAAAAACTTTTCAATCAATAAGCCAAGCATACGACACCCTTGGCGACGCTGCCAAACGACAACAATACGACAATGAACAATTGCATCGGCCACATATTCATGTACGCACAGGTGGGTTTGGTGGATTTGAAGATATATTTGGCCAAGCATTTAGTTTTGGACAACAGGGTGGTCCATGGGATCCATTTTCTCAAGGTATGAGAAAAAATAGAGATTTAAACATTAATTGCAAGGTATCATTCAAGGACAGTTTTTTAGGAAAACAACTCGAAGCAACCTACACATTGCCGTCGGGTAAAAAACAAACAGTGGCAATTAACGTGCCTCCGGGCATCAGTCATGGACAAACTATCAAGTATCAAGGATTAGGTGACGATGCACATCCAAATCTGCAACGTGGAGATTTAAACGTCACCGTGATAGTTGAATCAGACCCGTTGTATCAACGAGTAGGCGACAACATAATTTTTATGTTGCAAATCTCTGTGTTTGAAGCAATGATTGGATGTAATAAAAAAATTCAATCATTAGATGGAACCAAGTTAGATTTAAAGATACGAGCAGGTACACAACATGGAGCCGAGTTTGTATGCAAGGGTCGTGGGTTTAATAATTCAACCAACGGAAGAACTGGAGACCTTTTAGTCAAGGTAACTGTCAGTATACCCGAAATAACCGACATTATTTTAGTTGATCGAATACTGAAATTACAAAATGAATTTAATAATCACAATAAATCAACTGGTTGATTGTTGATAAAAAGTCTGTTATAATAAAATAAATCTTGTATTAAAAGGAAAAATGAAATGGTAGAACCAAGTAGCGAACTGCAAATGGTGTTTGATAAAGCTATAGATGTTGCTAAAAAATTAAATCATGAGTATATCACATTAGAACATTTATGTTTTGCCATGTTATGCGAAGAATCATTTAGTAAATGCGTTTCTGGATTTGGTGCAGATACTGACTATATACGTAAAAATCTCGAACATTATCTCAAAAACAAATTAAGTGAAATTGTCATTGCAGATGGTGTAACTAAACCTAAAAAAACTCAGGCCGTTGAACGTGCTCTCAATCGTGCATTTACACAGGTCCTGTTTAATGGCCGTCAAAAAATTGAATGTACTGATGTATTTCTTGCCATTATGAGTGAGAAAAAATCTTTTGCATTCTATTACATACAACAGGCTAACATTGACAAAGATAAATTTGCTGACTATCTACACAACGAATTAGACAGCACCGATGACGAAACAGAGAATCAGTCATCTAAAGCACTTAAGGCGTTTACAACTAATCTTAATGAATCAGTAACCAAAGGCAAAGTTGACCCTGTTATTGGACGAGTAGAAGAACTTGAAAATATTGCCCTAGCGTTGGGGCGTCGTAGTAAAAATAATGTTATCTTAGTGGGCGATCCAGGTGTTGGTAAAACTGCGATTGCAGAAGGACTAGCGTTTAATATTGTCAACGGTGCTGTTCCAGAATTTCTTAAAAATTACACTGTGTACAACCTAGACATATCTGCCATGCTAGCCGGTAGCAAATACCGTGGTGACTTTGAAGAACGATTTAAACTGGTGTTGGCAGCACTACAGAAAAAAGGCAAGACTGTTTTATTCATTGATGAAGCACATATGATCAGTGGTGCTGGATCTGCCAGCAACAGTGCTAACGATCTTGCCAACATGATGAAGCCTGCACTGAGCAAAGGCAATATCAAAGTAGTAGCATCAACTACCTGGGAAGAATATCGCAAGCACTTTGAAAAGGATCGCGCACTAATGCGTCGATTCCAGCGCATCACTGTTGATGAGCCAACACAAGAAATGTCTGTACAGATTCTCAAAGGTATTAAGAAGTACTACGAAGATTTCCACAAAGTTAAAATCAAAGACGATGCTATTCAGGCAGCAATCAAACTCAGTGTGAAATATCAAACAGATAAAAAATTACCAGACAAGGCAATTGATTTGATTGATTGTGCATGTTCACGATTTAATATTAAATTGGCTGGCGATCGAGTCATCGGAGAAGAAGAAATTCAATTTGAACTTAGTAAAATGATTCAACTGCCTGCTGAAGTAATTATGGAATCAGAATCCAGTAATCTTAGTAATTTAATGAGCAACTTGCAGAGTGAGGTGTATGGGCAAGATTCTGCTATCGAGACTGTGGTTGATAAAATTCTTGTGGCCCGTGCAGGTCTTAAATCAGAAAACAAACCTGTTGGATCTTTTGTATTCATGGGCCCAACAGGTTGTGGCAAGACTGAAACTGCTAAATCGTTGAGTAAACATCTTGGTGTTAAGTTATTGCGATTTGACATGAGTGAATATCAAGAAAAACACAGTGTAAGTAAACTGATTGGATCACCTCCCGGTTATGTGGGATTCGAAGAAAACGCAGGATTACTAATCACGCAGATTCAAGAAAATCCTAATGCTGTGTTGTTGTTTGACGAAGTTGAAAAATCACATCCTGATGTGTCAACTATCTTGTTGCAGATGATGGACAATGGATTTATCACTGGATCAAATGGTAAAAAAGCAGATTGTCGTAATATTGTGTTGATCTTAACTACCAATGCCGGCGCACAGGCCAGCGAGAAAAATCACATAGGATTTGGGCAACAAGAAAAAGATTACAGCGATGCTGATATCAAGAAGTTTTTTGCACCAGAATTTCGCAATCGACTAGACGGTATCATTACGTTTGCCAAACTCAGCAAAGAAACAATGATTAAAATTGTTGGCAAGTTTATGGTTGAACTTAGAGATCAAGTGCATGAAAAAGGTATCAAAATTAAACTGCGTGATGACGCTGTGGATTGGTTGGTCAAACAAGGATTCGATAGTAAAATGGGGGCAAGGCCATTACAACGAGTCATTGACAAGGAAATTAAACGTCCGTTGGCCAAAATGATGTTGTTTGGAGATCTTAAGAACGGTGGCATCATCACTATTGGTATTGTTGACAATCAGTTGGTCATAATTCCAAAAGTTAAAATTGCTAAATTAGAATATCATGAGCAATCTTCAACAGATCAAAGTTAAACATAGTCAAAAACTATTTAATGGCGTATATAGATATAAAACTGTGATAATTTGTCCGGCGGCGGCATGGTTTAGAGGAAACAACATTGACCATGCCGCCCAAATGTTAGGAAAATATGCTTCGGACAATCTTCTCAAATATCAATGTCTTAATATCAAAAATCCAACAGACTATTTTTATTCTGTTGAGGTATTGAATTTATTAAAAAGTTTTAGCGATTATGAATTGAGAATCGAACAACCTCTACTGAGTTTTTATACCAATCACTTAGATTCCGCAGTGGCTATGGCTAATTTAGATGTGGGCCGAACAAAATACATGTGCGGGCCTCCCGACAATGTCGTAATCAATACAGGTGAAATAATATTAAAACGAGTTCCCTATGCTTACAGAGTTACTCTAGGCAAAACTAAACAAAACTACAGTAGTTTTGTAGATTGGAGTGCAAAGATAAACAAGATTAGAATGACTAAAACTTGTAAAAAAAATCTGTGTAAGGATCGTAGTTGGGGTGGATTTTACTTTTATGTCAAAGACGATGCTACTATGTCCATGGTTAAGATGTTCGTTAATAGCGATATACTGAGAATTGATAAAATTATAAACCTAACTAAATAATTACTATGCCAGTATTAAGCAGCACATTAGTTTCAAGCAACAGTCACCCATCTGATAGTTCAGTGGTAACAATTACCAGTGAAAAATTTAAAGGTGACGGTTATTACGGTCGCAGTGACGGTCTACACACAGTTCAACTAAAATTTACTGGATTTATAGGAACGTTTAAGATGCAGGGTGCATTGGCAATTGATCCTGTAACTACTGACTGGTTCGACATAGATAACACTGATCTAGAGTATTTGACCAATACCAATGTATCTGTGCTACAGAACTTCACAGGCAATTTTGTATGGCTACGCTGTGTTATTACATACACTGACGGTACCGTCAATTTTGTGTTATTAAACCACTAACCTAATCTCAGATACTCGATAAATAATGCATAGTCGTCTTTTCGATGGTGTAAATTTATGAAAATATTTGAAATTTTTAGTCCCAGTTCTGAAGAAGCATTTTCTCCTAGTTATGATCTAGCAGACGATCTGCAATACTTTATGAACAATGATCCTGAATTCTACAGGAAAAATTATTATCCTTTTGTCATGAAGGTAAAAGAAGCCAAAGCCAATAAGACTAAATTTACGGCCAAGGCGTTTGAAGCAATGGTAAATCATGCTTACAAAGTATATAAAGAAACGTTTACCGAAGAAAAAAACTTGCCGGGTGAATTAGACGAAGAATTAGTAAAAGAAATCTGTGAAAATCTTCATAGACAAGAATTAAAAAATATCGAAGAAGGCCATTACGATGATGTTAACTGAAGGCGGAAACATATGGCCGGAATGCACAGCGTTTGATCAGGCCATTGCTGAAGATTTAGAAAAAGAATTAGAAAAGTATCTACAGGATACTGGTCTTAATATCTACAGGATAGGCAGCGGCGCAACTCCAACACCTGGAAAAATGAGCGGCGATTTGGATGTCATGGTTGATTTAGATATTGCCGCTGAATTTTTTAAAGTAGAAGATTCAAAACAGATTCGTATTGAATTAGAAAAATATCTACAGGAAAAAGGTTTAGAAACTAGACGTATTGCTGTAACTGTGCATGTAAAACTACCGTTTGGTGATGAGTATCATCAAGTAGACATAAAGGTAGTTAAAAACGCGGCTAGAGTTTATAAATTTCATATACATAACATACCCAAAGGCAGTCCATACAAAGGTGTTAATAAACAAATGATGATGAACACGCTGGCCAGCAGTCAAGGACTGTTGTGGAGTCCAGATGAAGGGCTTTACAAACGTGATGCTGCCGGTAAGAAGAGCGAGTTTTTAAGTGATGAGTTAGACGACATTGCACGTTATTTGTTGGGTAATAATGCAACTGCTGCTGACCTAGGAAGTGTAGAAAGTATCATGGCTGCAATTCCCGATGAAGCCAAACGCAATGAAATATTTGCCAAGGCCAAAGCCAGTTCCAGTTGGCAGGCTGCTACCCCCGATGTTGGTACCAACGAATGGTTTGTGCGTATGAGGAACAAATTGATATGAGATTTCGTGAATTTGTTCTCAAAGAATCTGCTGCACCAACTGTTGGACGTAAGTATCAACACGTCGAAGATTTAATCTTTACAGGTATACCATCAAAGAATATACCTGCTGGTGCCGAAGGTGGTCGTGCTGCTGTGAGAATTATACAAGGCATGGCCAGCACTGGCGGTGCCAACGAAATTAAATGGGATGGCAGTCCTGTAGTGTATTGGGGACGCGACGAAGATGGTACATTTAGACTCATACCTAAAAATGCTTGGGAATATTTAAAGCGCGGTAAAACACAGGCCGGAGAAGGTGTAACTACACTGATGTCTAGCCCCAACGATATTAAAAACTTTATTCTAGGAACAGGTAAAACTGAACCAGGTAAAGAAAAACAAAGACAGGCCTATGCCAATCAACTTGCCGATCTATGGCCTTACTTTGAACAAGTCAGTCCTGAGGAAGGATTCTTAGAAGGCGGCCTATTATTTTATCCTGGCAGAAAACCCAATGGTAAACCTGCGCAAGCAATACTAAATCCCGAAACCGGAGAGTATGAATTTTCTCCTAATATCTCCGGATTTCATATCGGCAAAAACAGTGATCTAGGTAAACGTATCAAAGGTGCCAAGTTGATGGTTGCTGCCACAGGATATTATCAATCAATTGGTAGCGATGAAGGCAGATATCCCGATGCGGAAGGGTTGTCAACCCCAGACGTTATAGTTCAAGGTACTACCTATGTAGAGCAAGCACCAGGCATCGATACCGACTTATTGAACGATGCTAATGCTTTTATTGATGAAAACGAGCAGGCTATTGACAGTTTCCTACAACGCAAGCGACCCGGTCCTAGCGGTGAAGAAGAAGTTGTTAACTTGTTTGGTGATATACTGTATAAATTCTATAACGAAAATCTGCGAGTAGCCGGAGTTAAAGAAAAGTTCAAAGCATGGGCTGAAAATGCCATGGATGCTAAAAAAATTCCTAGATCAAGAACAACAGAAATTTTAAATAATCCAGGCTTAGATGCGGTGTTAACTGCTGTGGAAAAACTAAGTGCAGCCAAGATGGACATGCACAGACGAGCCAGTGCTGGAACACACAGCGGCATTAGACAAACCAAACCTGAAGGGTATGTGTATATAGATCCCGTAACTGGTCAACACGTTAAAGCAATTGATCAAGCCACATGGGCTCCGAGGAAAGATTAATATGTTATTACGTCAACTGTTTGAAGAAATTGCAAAAACTAGTCAAAACAACACCGCAGTGTTAGGCTGGGGTCGTGGTATGGGCCACAAGGGACATATGTTACTGGCAAGGGCTGTGTTACATCATGCACAAGAAATGGATGCCAAGGCATATTTTGTAGTGTCAAGAACCAGTCTTGTGGACCCTGCAACTGGTCAACCGTGGGCAGATAGGCCTACATTTACCAAGACCAAAGATGATCCACTGACTCCCGAAGAAAAACTAGCCACTTATAGAAAAGTGTTTCCGCAAAATGCAGAAGTGTTCAGTGTAGCATCTGCAGACGCTAGTACGTTAGATAAAGTGTTGGCCAAAATTGCCGAGGACGGATTTAGTAAAGTTATTTTAGTTGTAGGGGAGTTAGAAAAAGATTCTTTTAGTTTCTTAACTAATCCCGATAAGTCCGGCGTTCCCCCCTATCAGCGAGCAGGCTTAAAAGATCTAGAAATAATTTCTAGACAAGATACCAAGGCACCAGGCAGTGATCCAGCAGCGCCAGATTACCAACAAGGCCCACGTGCTACTCCCATGCGAGCAGTGTTGACTGATCCTGACAAAAGTGAAGAAGAACAATTTGCAGTATGGCGAGATGCCATGCCCGATGATCTCAGCGACGACGAAGTAATGGACTTAATGAACAAGGCCAAACAACGTATGGCGGCTGTGCCTGCGGCCAAAAATGCCAAGAAAGCCAAACAGGCCGTGGCTGAAATTTCATTAGGTGAAGGTCCATCGTTACCTAGCACATTAAAAAGTATTGCTACCAATGGCGAACCTATAACACAATTATACGGCAAACTAAAAGCCATGGCCAAGCGTTGGGTGGAAAACAACGGTTCACTAAAAGGCTTCCACCGCAATGCTGCCGGTCAAAGTGCTCAATGGTTTCACAACTTCTACTTTGATAAACTACAGGCCGACTTGTATGCACTGTCTAAACAATCACCAAGATATGCTGCGCCATTGATCAACTATTTAAAAGACGCTAGCGAAGATCGTGAAAGTCGTATTACATTTACAGAAATCAGCAGATCATTGCCTCCTATATTATTCAAGATGGGCAAACAGATGGGTGATCAAAGCCTAACACAGTTTGCCTACAGTTGGAACTCTCGTAGAGAAGAATACGAATCTTATCTTGCCAATTTAGAAGCAGAAGACGATACAGACGACGAGTATGATGAACCTGAAATTAAACCTGAGAAAAGCAAAGTTCCCGGGCAACAAAATGCACAAGTTGAACAGATCGTCAATGACATACTTGCTAAACTTCCTAAAAATGTAGCAGGCGATATTCGCAATGCCATTGCCCGTGCTCCTAACAAACTACAGGCACTACAGCAAGAATTATCTAAACGTAAGATTCAAGGTGTGGCGGAATAACATGGATGAATTAGATTACATTAAGAAGTTGGCTGGCATTAATGAATTTAAAGGATTCCAACCGGTAAATATAGAGAACATGAGTCATACGGCTGCTGCAATTAAACAGAAAGAAAAGGATCTAGGTCTAAAGCCCGGAGACAAAGATTGGTTTAAGTTGTGGTTTACATTACCATATATGACTGGCAGTGTTAACAGCCATTTTAGAGGACGCAAGAAGTGAAACTACGAGAATTGTTTGAAGTTAAAGCAGGTGTGATTGGTAAACGATATCAACAGGCTACTCGTGGTCTTAACACATTCGGTGACGGTGAAAGAAGTAGTGGTGACTATACACAATACAGACTAAGTCTAGCACTGGCCTGTTCAGACGGGGTAACTCCTCCAGACATTGATCCCAAGACATGGCATGGCAAAAGAAAAACAGCACATCCTTACACAGAAGAAGAGCAGGCCATGTTAAATCAAAGTTACAAGATTGTTGGGGCTAGTCATAAAGATCTTAACAAAGGCGATATGCGTAGTCAAGAACTGGACACTACTAACGTTGTTAGTCCTATTGCTAAACCCAAAAGAAATAAATACGGCATATGAAAATACGCGAAGTGATTAACGAAGGATGGACTCAGAAATACAAAAAAAGTATTAACTGTAGTCATCCTAAAGGCTTTAGTCAAAAGGCTCATTGTGCAGGTAAAAAGAAACACAATGAATCCGTTGAGATGGAAATGGTCTGCGAAGATTGCGGCATGTGCGAAACACATGGAGACCATTCGCATGATAATTTAGATGAAGCCTGCTGGAAGGGTTATCACAAAGACGGTATGAAGACCATGTTTGGCAAACGCTATCCCAACTGTGTCAAGAATAAAAAAGAAAGCCTAGAAACTTATATACGCAACGGTGAATGTCCAGGTTGCGGCGGAGCAATGGTCGCCGAAGGACAATTAAACGAAAAACAGGATGCCTGTTATCACAAAGTAAAATCAAGATACAAAGTGTGGCCGTCAGCGTATGCGTCAGGAGCGTTAGTGCAGTGCCGCAAAAAAGGTGCTGCCAACTGGGGCAATTCCAATGAAAGTATTACACAAGAAGAATATGATGCACTGGACGAAAATTTAAAAAAGTGGTTCAGCGATAAATGGGTTCGTTTTGGTCCGGATGGTAAAATCAAAGGCGACTGTGCTAGAGGTGACAGCAGCGAAGGAAAACCCAAGTGTTTGCCACAGAGCAAAGCACATAGTTTAGGTAAAAAAGGTCGCGCTAGTGCGGCCAGTCGTAAGCGTAGAGAAGACCCCAATCCAGAGCGCAGAGGTCCTGCTATCAATGTCAAGACTAAGAAAGAAAATATGGAGGAAGGTATGGACGATCTGGTTAGAATATTAGAGTTGAGTGGATTAAATCTTTCTGCTGATGAGCAATTTGACATCATTGAAGACATGGTGGAAAGTTTAGCATTACAGCACGGAGTCGATACAGAGATTATCTGGGAAGATTTTGAATCAGTAGATGATCAAGAATTGTTAAATGAAGCAGCCGCTTGGAGAACTAGCAAAGGCAAAAGCAAAACCGGCGGATTAAATGCCAAAGGTGTAGCCAGTTATCGTAGAGAAAATCCAGGCAGTAAATTACAAATGGCAGTGACAACTAAACCTAGTAAGTTAAAACCAGGTTCAAAAGCAGCCAAACGCCGCAAGAGTTTTTGCGCTCGTATGGGTGGCATGAAGGGCCCGATGAAAAAACCCAACGGCAAACCTACTCGCAAGGCATTAGCACTGCGTAAATGGAACTGCTAAATGCGTGCCAGTGAATTCGTAACCGAACGTAAAAACTACAAGCGAAAGTCTAGGTATGCAGCCTATGGTCCTGGACCTTACGGCGGCTATGGATACTATGCTGGCTATAGTGGAGACTCGGGAGAAGGTGGTGGTGATGGCGGTGGTGGCGAAAGCATTGAGAATGAAGCATTTGATCAGCCTTATAAACTTAAATGGGAACCCAGCGACTACGGCGATGTTGATGCAATAGCCCGAATGGATGATGGCAACTACCTAAGCATTATGTTCAACAAGGGATTTAGTCAAGATACCAAAGAAGAAGCATGGAGTGTTGAATTCTTTAGAAACAACAGCCAAGAAGTCACCGGTGAAGGTGATGCACAGCGTGTGTTTGCCACTGTGTTAAGTGCTATACAAACATTTATTAAAAAGTACAAGCCCAATAAGGTATACTTTTCAGCCAGTAAAGAAGTCGAGCAAGGACAAAACGCACAAAGTAGAGCTAGCCTATATGATACGTTAGTTCAGCGTTATGCCAGAGCATGGGGATTTAAAGCATTCCGTGCTGATACAGGTAACAAAGTAATGTACGAATTGACTAGGATTAAACCCATTGTTGCCAAACCTGTAGCGGAAAACTTTGCTGATGGAAAGAATCCTCAGGACAAAGGTGACAGCAAGCGTTATGGAGTTCCTACCAAAGCATCAGTCAGCACACTGCGTAAAGTGGCTAAACAAGGTGGTCGCAAAGGCCAATTAGCACATTGGATGGCCAATATGAAAAGCGGCCGATCTAAGAAGAAATAACTTGAACGATGGTAAATATAGCATAAGGAATAAATGCTATGTTTCAGTTTGACTTTACATTAGATAAATTAGCAAGATGTATCAGCAAAAACAAAAATCCACAATTGTGGTATGATGCGTTTTGTGAATATTTTCCAGCATTTGATATTGTTACACCATCACGTGTAGCAGGGTTTGTGGCGCAATGCCAGCACGAAAGCCTGGACTTTACTATCTTACAAGAAAATTTAAACTACGGTGCCAAAGGGCTTCGTGGGTTGTTTGGCAAGTATTTCCCCAATGACGAGTTAGCACGTCAATATGAACGCAAGCCTGAAATGATTGCTAACAAAATCTACGGCGGACGTATGGGCAATGGCCCAGAAGCGTCGGGCGAAGGATGGAAGTATCGCGGTCGTGGCATTATACAGATCACTGGCAAAAGCAATTACGCACAATGTTCCAAGGACTTGTTCCAAGACGATACACTGGTACGTGATCCAGATCTATTAAGAGAACCAGAGTGGGCAGTATTAAGTGGCTGCTGGTTCTGGCACAAAAATCAATTAAACCAATGGTGTGATCAAGGTGATATGAATACACTAACTAAAAAGATCAATGGTGGGTTTATTGGTCTCGAAGATCGTATTCATCATTGGAATATTGCTCTTGATCTTATGGAAGCAGAATAATGTTAATTAGACAACTATTAGAAAACAAAAAAGGCATCAAGGCTGTTAAGTATAACAAGAAGCCTAAAGCACATACACCTGCCGAAGAGCGCAAGGTTATAGGACCCGATGCTCCTAAGAAAAAAGAAAAAGTAGCAGAGCAAGATATAACTCGTAGAGTAACTCCTAATGCGGACGGATCATTTCCTGATCCAAATATTAATCGTCTAACAGGCAAACCTAATCCTCCAGCAGCAGAACCAGCACCTAGCAATGTAAAGTCAGATGGCGCAACTGTGGAATACAGTGGCAAAACATACGACGTAATGGTATTTGGTGACAAAAGTATTAGACCAAGAATATCAGGTAGTGACACAGTTGTCAGTGCCAAAGTGTATACCAAGGGCAACAAGATGTTTGTGCTATTAGATTCACCGGCGCAAGAGGGTGTAGAAGAAGGCCGTGATGGTAACGATGTTGAAGAATTTTTACACAAAGTTGCACGATCCGGCGACAACGGCTTTGACATGCTATACAATGCACAACAAGGCAAATACGGCAGAGAAATTGAACAAGCAATACAAGACATGTATGACAATATCTCTATCGATACAGGGTATCACGGCGACGATGACTTTGAACAAATTTATGATCGTATGCTGGACAACATTGAAGCCGATTACGGTCAGCAAGGTGTGGCGGAAGGCGGTAGAAACTATGACGACAATCGCACAGGTTTTGGTCGTCCTGAACGTGACATGAGTGACGAATCTAATTTGTTGTATATCTACAAAGACGGTCGTGTTAAGCAACGTATGGTTTCAAACCGTGTAGAACGTGAAGCACGGGCAGAAGGTTTTAGAGACACGCCCGAGCAGGCATTAAAGATGCACGGAATTATTGCAAGTAAATTTAAACCAGGCAAATGGATTCAAAAACAAGGAGACCAATGGGTTGATGTTTACCCGTTTGGCAAGCCGGATGATATTGCAGAAACTGCAACTCCAGGTGCAACCAGTGCCGGCAATGTAGCCACTTTAGGTATGAATCCTAAACTAAGCCCTGGACCAGCAAGGGGCAAAAAGAGTTATATAGGAACACCGGGTAAATCAGGCACCAAGGCGCCACCGCAGCCCAAAGTCAATCAACCTAAAACAAAACACGGAACAGCAGTAAATGCACTTGATATGAAATCAAACATTTTCGGCGGCGGTAAAGCGATAAAACGTAAATAAATAATAGAACGGAGTTTAATATGCACGATATGCATCACATGCCAGAAAACGATCACGAAGCAGCCATGGCTCGCGCTGATCTGTACAAGTTAGCACAATACAGTGCCAAACTGTTTAAAATGATTCAAGAAGGTCAACAACTAGAGGGATGGGTCCAGGCCAAGATTACCAAATCTGCTGACTACATTGCCAGTGTTTATCACTTTATGGCCTACGAAATGAAAGTTTCTGAATACGGTGAAGCATTGGAAAATGCCGAAGTTTACGAAAATGATCTACGTGGTCAGTTGCAACAACGCCTAGTAGAAGCAAAAGAAAAGGTCAAAGCATTGAAAAAAGTAGATGCTATGAAACACAAGCGTCACAAAACTGACAAAGAATTAGAAGAAATGCGTCAACTGGCCAATGAAGAAAAGTCTTCTACAGGTGGCGAGATTGATCGTTCAAAGAAAGGTGTTACTAAACACAAACAGAATCCAGATCGCTTTAGCGATGAGCCGCACACTGAACCTAAGAGTCAGGCCAAGTCACAAAGTGCTGCCGACAAAGCCAAAGACAACGCCATGGATAAAGCCGAAGAGAAAGAAGGCAAGAACTATGAAAAACGTTTTCCAGGTTCTGTGACTCGTGTTAAAGACGGCAAGAAAGTTTCAGAAGGTGCTAGGCCAGACTTCTTAGATATTGACGATGACGGTAATAAAAAAGAGAAGATGAAAGATGCGGCTGCTGACAAGAAAGGTGCTGCTCCTAAGAAAGGTGTAAATCCTTTTGCTAAAAAAGGTGCTGCTCCTAAGAAAGGTGTTAATCCATTTGCCAAGAAGACCAACGAAGCACTTAAAGGTGGCCAGAAGAAATTAGACACTGACAACGATCAAGACATCGATGCTAAAGATTTGGCTGCATTACGTGCTAAGAAAAAAGATAGAATCAAAGAAGCAGTGACTGCGTCTAAGACCAACAGTAGGTAATGTTTAATGGATGAATTAAAACAGGCATTGAAACAGGCATTTGCTAATTCATTTGCATTTTATTTGAAAGCACATTATTTTCATTGGAATGTAGAAGGGATGTTGTTTTCGCAGTTTCATGATTTCTTCGGTACCATCTATCAAGAAGTATATGCCAGCATAGATCCATTTGCAGAAAATATCCGTAAGATTGATTCATATGCACCCGGCAGTTTTTCTAGACTGAGTCAGTTGGCTGAAATCAATGATGAGGAAAGAATTCCTCCAGCAAAAAATATGTTAGAGATTCTTTTACAGGATAATGACATAGTTTTAGAAAGTATTAAAACAGCATATGACGCTGCTGAATCAGTAGGTGCTGTGGGGTTAAGTGATTTTCTTGCTGGGCGGCAAGATGCACACATGAAGCATGGTTGGATGCTGAGAGCAACATTAAAATAATTGGAGAATAGCATGGACATGAAGCAACTGATCGCTCAAATCGATCACATCGAAAATAAACAAATACTTAATGAGGATGCTCATTATACTACTGCACCAGTCAACAATAGACCACAAGTCAGTAAAAGTAACAATCAAACATCTATCTACGAAATGTTGATTAAAGAGTTTGGTTACGATTTAAACGAAGCACCAGCAGTACCGAATCCGTATCAAGGTGCAGATGCTGCTAAGTTTGCAGCAATGAGCCCGCAAGATCAAGCATGGTTAACTAAAGGTGGTGGCGTTCCTGATATCAACGATGAGTTTATTTTGGCTCGTGCCCCTAACAAAGGTAAAGCAGCTGGAGGTGCGGCACAACCGGCTGCACCGGCCCAAGTCCCAGCCGGAATTAATCCAGAAACGGGTGAGAAATATGATGATGGCACAAATGCTCCGTTACAAGAACCGCCAGGTGCTGAGAAACCGGCAGGGGGAGGCGATACTGGAGAAGTTCCTGGAGTAACAACTCAGTCAGGTGCAACGCCAACAGTCCCAGCCGGAATTAATCCAGAAACGGGTGAGAAATATGATGATGGCACAAATGCTCCGTTACAAGAACCGCCAGGTGCTGAGAAACCGGCCGGAGGGGCAGCACAGCCAGCGGCACCAGCTGCACCAGCTGCTAATAAATCAATGACTCCTGCAATCACTGCTTATGCAGCCTCAATGGGTCTACTAAAAGGCGGTAAGCCAGATGTTGCTGCTATTAAGAAGTTTCAACAAGACAACGGATTAAAAGCAGACGGTATTATTGGTCCTAACACTGCAGGTGCTATTCTATCTGCACAAAAGCCCGGAATGGCAGGTAGTGGGCGTGGAGGTCAAGGCGGACCAACAGCGGCACAACTAGCACAGGCACCTAAGCCAGCAGGCGGTGGTGCACAACCGGCTACTGGAAGTGTGAAACCTAGATATAAAACACCTCAAGAATTTGATAAAGAAATTGATAGATTTAGTAAAAGTGCAAATCCCAACTTACCACCAAATGCAAGATATATTGCTACCTTACAAGCCGAAAAGGCTGCATTGAGCGGCGGTGCACCACAACCGGCGGCACCAGCAGTTGCAAAACCTGCATTGCCCGGACAAATTAGCGATACCCCGGCGGCAGAAAGTGTCAAATCACAAGATGATGCTATCTTGGAACGAATAAGAACAGCATTGTTTAGATAAAGAAAAAGCGCCCCAGGGGCGCTTTTTTAATGCCAATTGCCTTGATAACAGTGCAATAATTCGTGTCCTAATGTGTGCATAGTGGCTCGTTGAGGCACAATGATTACACAACGATTGCCGTCCCAAAAACTGCATGCATTAACTGCAAACCCAAATGACTTGCCCAGTCTTCGACGACTTTCTGTTTCGCATGCTTGTTGAACATTGGGCACTGGTTTTACCGTGATCAACATCTCCTCGTGAGTGTTTTTGTTCATTTCAAATTTTCTGTTGGGATCATCCCAATTTTGTGCATAAACACTTTGGCTTATAATCAGCATTGCTGTCAGTAGTTTTTTCATCATTAACGTTGACCTTAAGTTACTAAGTAGTGTATACTATAACATCAAGGAGTAATTATGTCAACTAGAATGTATGGACCCGAAGAAAAAGCCAAATTGGAACGTTTAATTAACGAAGGCCAAAATATCTTACGTGAGGTTGAAGACCTCAAAGAAGGGCTTAGAGAAACTGTCAAGGCAGTGGCTGAAGAACTAGAAGTTAAACCCAGTGTTATCAACAAAGCCATTACTATTGCACACAAAGACAATTGGAAAGAACACGAACAGGCATGGAACGACATCGAAATGATTTTGGGTGTTACTGGACGTTTACCCAAAGATGAATGAACTATTAAAACCAACATTTGATTGGATACGTGATGACTTTAAGTCTAATCGAGTTCGCTTTGTTATTGAACTTTTTGCTTGGGCTATTAGCATTGGTTGTAGTATTACAATGGCGCTCACCGTACCCACTCCTCCGCTTCTTACTCTTTATCCCCTTTGGATTCTTGGCTGTGCTATGTATGCTTGGGCTGCTTGGACTAGGAAATCTTTTGGTATGCTGGCTAACTATTGTCTGCTGACTACCATAGACACTGTTGGATTAATAAGGATGGTATTTTGATGAGACGTTCAAGCATTAAAACCTCATTTGGCGGAGAAGTTCCTTTTACTAAATTTATTAGTGAAGATTTGGCCACTCAGCAAAGATTATTAGATGCATTAAATCTTGCCATCGAAGACGGATATACTGTTAAACCGGAAGATCCGACTGCAGATTCGAAACGTGTAGATTTAACAGTTCAAGATGCAGAAGGCAATGTTCTACTAGTAATCGAAAGCCAGGATGCTACCGGCTGGTTAGACTCTGTGCATGCTAGTAAAATCATGTACTATATGTGGGACAAGGGATGCGAACAAGGTGTAATTTTATCCGAAGATGCCGATGAGTATATCATGAGTTTTGTAAGGTCTCTTAATACTGATCATAACTTTAGTATCACATTGCTCAAAACACTTATCTACGGCGACGAAAAACCATTCGTTGATTTTGTTCCACTAATAAGAGGAAGTGATATTGAATACACTTCAAATGTAAGAACTCGAACAGAACCAGATCCTCAAAAAGTAAGTTTATTGCAAGATCTTGCAAATAACAATCCTGGATTATTTACTAATGTAACTGGGCGATATGCTAGCCATATTAAATTAGGTGCTAGTTCTATGAACGTTGGTATTGTTCCTTATAAGAATGGCCGATTCTGGGTCGACATCTGGCATGGTGGAAAACATAATACTGATAATTTTAGAAATACTTTTACAGAATTATGTGACCAAAACGGATGGGAAGCCAAATTCCAGCAAGCTCGTGCTTATGTAAATGGAGACGGCGGCGTTGCTGCCGACGAAGGTATTCATATCTTTAAAACATTCATGCAAGCATTAAAAGAAAATAAAATTCATGCCTAACTATACACTAAATAAAAAGTAATGGCAGGCGTGGCCATAATCCGCATTGTAGGTATTTGCAAGCCATAAATTGCATAGGAGAAAACAATTTGTATGTAGACGCATTTTTTCAGCGTGATGCTGATATCATCAAGATAGTTGAACGTAGTAACGAAGGTAAACGGATATTTAAAGAATATCCAGTTCGCTACACGTTTTATCATCAAGACCCCAAGGGCAAATATCAAAGTATTTTTGGAGAACCATTGTCACGAGTGGTATCTAAAAACAGTAAAGATTTCCGTAAAGAACTTGCTATTCACAGCAACAAAAAACTTTACGAAGCAGATATTAATCCAATCTTTTCAACGTTAAGTGAAAATTATCTAAACGCCGAGGCTCCCAAACTCAATGTGGCGTTTTGGGATATTGAGGTGGACTTTGATCCAGAACGTGGCTATGCTTCACCCGAAGATGCATTCATGCCAATTACTGCTATCGCTGTTCACCTACAATGGTTAGACACACTGGTCTGTTTGGCTATGCCTCCCAAGGGCATGTCAGTTGAACAGGCGCAACAATTGGTCAAGGATATTCCCAACACACACATCTTTGACAACGAAGCAGACATATTAGATACTTTCTTAAATTTGATTCAAGATGCAGACATCTTAAGTGGTTGGAACAGCGAAGGCTTTGATATGCCTTACACTGTAAACCGCATTACCAAAGTGCTCAGCAAGGATGATACTCGCAGACTTTGTCTTTGGGACCAATATCCCAAAAAACGTGAATATGAAAAGTATGGTAAATCGGCTATCACTTACGACATTCACGGACGGGTGCATTTAGACAGTCTCGAACTGTATCGCAAATACACCTATGAAGAACGGCATACCTATCGACTGGATGCCATCGGTGAGATGGAGGTAGGGGAGACCAAAACAGTTTACGAAGGTACTCTTGATCAATTATACAAAAATGATTTCCGAAAATTTATAGAATACAACCGTCAAGACTGTGCATTGTTAGATAAACTAGATAAGAAATTGAAGTTTATCGACTTGAGTAATAAACTAGCACATGAATGTACTGTGTTGTTACAGACCACAATGGGTGCTGTGGCTGTTACCGAACAGGCCATTATCAATGAGTGTCATCGCAGAGGCTTCCAAGTTCCCAACAGAATAAAACGCGATGAACTTGAAGACACTGCTGCCGCTGGTGCATATGTTGCATATCCTAAAGAAGGATTACAAGATTGGGTGGGATCGTTGGACATTAACAGTCTGTATCCGTCAGCGATTCGTGCGCTGAACATGGGTCCTGAAACCATTGTGGGACAACTACGTCCGGTACAAACTCAAGAATATATCAATGAACAGACTACTCTTAAGAAAAAATCTTTTGCGGCAGCGTGGGAAGGCATGTTTGGCAGTATGGAATATGATGCAGTGATGCGTCAAGACAAAGCGTTTGACATTACCATTGATTGGGAAAACGGCGACAAGGATGTATTAAGTGCTGCCGAAGTATATCATTTGATTTATGAAAGCAATCAGCCTTGGATGTTAAGTGCAAATGGCACAATCTTTACTTACGAGAAAGAAGGTATCATTCCCGGACTGTTAAAGCGTTGGTATGCTGAACGTAAAGAGATGCAGGCCAAACTCAAAGAATGTATCAAAGCAGGCAACAAAGTAGAAGAAGAATATTGGGACAAGCGTCAGTTAGTTAAAAAGATTAACTTGAACAGTTTGTACGGTGCTATTCTTAACCCAGGCTGTAGGTTCTTTGATAAACGAATTGGTCAGTCAACTACCTTAACAGGTCGACAAATTGTCAAACACATGGCCGGTAAAGTAAATGAAATTGTCACAGGCGATTACGACTATCGTGGCAAAGCAATTATCTACGGTGACACAGACTCATGCTACTTTAGTGCTTACAAAACTCTACAAAAAGAAATTGACAAAGGTAGTATTCCGTGGACTAAAGAAACTGTTATTCAACTTTATGATCAAATCGCCGACGAAGTTAATAACACATTCCCACAGTTTATGTTGGATGCATTTCATTGTCCAAAGACACGTGGTGAAGTTATTAAAGCAGGTCGAGAAATTGTTGCCTCAAAAGGACTGTTTATTACTAAAAAGAGATATGCAGTACTGTATTACGACAAAGAAGGAAAACGAACAGACGTCGACGGCAAGCCAGGTAAGATCAAAGCCATGGGACTGGATCTGAAACGTAGTGATACGCCAGAATTTATTCAAAACTTTTTAAGTGATGTGTTGGAGAAAGTCTTAACTGGTACTACCGAACAAGAAGTATTGGATCATATTACTGAATTCCGCACTAACTTCAAAGCCCGCCCCGGTTGGGAAAAAGGTTCGCCTAAACGTGCTAACAATGTTTCGGCATATCGAGGCAAAGAAGAAAAGGCAGGCAAGACCAATATGCCAGGACACGTTCGAGCAAGTCTCAACTGGAACACTCTCAAACGCATGTATGATGACAAATACTCCATGAATATCACAGACGGACAAAAGGTCATTGTGTGCAAACTAAAAGCAAATCCGCTGGAGTATACATCTGTAGCGTATCCTGTAGATGAACTGAGATTGCCTAAATGGTTTCAAGATCTACCATTCGATCACGAAGAAATGGAACAGACGATTATTGACAACAAATTAGATAACCTTATCGGTGTTCTAA